TTATCAATCAATGCAACGTGAATGGGTCGAACCTTCCACCCTTCGCGCATTCATACGAGAGCAGCATGAAGCAGGTAAGGAATTACCTATGGATTTGCTTGGGGCTTTCGTAGGACAAAAAACAACGATTAAAGACTAAAGGAGAACGGCCGTATGGCAAAAACACAAGCAGTCGCGAAAGCGGCAAAACTAGATCTAGCAGTTCTTGCTAGTGACTCAAAAGATGCAAGTGGATTTGGCAATCTTGACATGTCAAGAGACATTGCAATCCCTTACATCAACATACTACAATCCAATAGTCCACAACTTAATCCGCAAAAAGCAGAGTACGTTGATGGTGCTAAAATAGGACAGTTCTACAATACTGTCACACAAGAGGTCAGTGATTCACTTAACGTGATACCTGTTCTCTATCAACTACGATACGTAGAATGGAAACCACGTGAGCAAGGTGGTGGGTTCGTTGAATCACATCATGCTGATAGTGGCATTCTTAGTAAAACTAAACGAGATCAAATTTCGTTTAAAGACGTGTTGCCTAATGGTAACTACGTTGCCACTACTGCCTATCACTATGTAATGGTGCAGGGCAAAGATGGTGCTTGGTCACAAGCTGTTGTAAGCATGACTTCTACTCAATTGAAAAAAAGTAGACGTTGGAACAGTTTGATGTTGAGCCAGAAAATTAGTGGTCCATCGGGAAGTTTTACTCCACCAACATACGCAATCATTTACAAACTATCTACGGTTAGTGAGTCTAATGATCGTGGTAGCTGGTTTGGGTATCAAGTTGAGAGAGCTGGTCAGGTTGAAGACGCTGGCGTGTATAACGAGGCAAAATCATTTTCAACTGCCGCATCAAGAGGAGAAGTCGAAGCTAAACCTATGTCAGAGGGGGAGCCTGTAAAAGAGGCACCACAATCTAACAATAAAGAAAGCGAAGAAGAAGTACCGTTTTAGGTATTTCTTCTACTAAAACTGGAGGTTTAGTGGATAAGTTCAAATTGATATTTGAAGGCTTAGACGTGGCTTATGGTCAGCATCAATCCGAAGGGAAGCGTGCTGACGGTAAGCAAGAGGGTAAATCCTACATTGTCAAACAAGAGGTTACAGATAACCTGTGGCAATCACATCTTGATGGTGTAGGTCCCTCTCTTGGTATCATACCCATAAGAGCTGACAATACAGTTACTTGGGGGTGCATAGATATTGATACGTACCCAATAGATCATAGAAAGATAATAAATAGTATTAGAAGTTTACAGCTACCCTTGGTGCCATGTAGATCCAAGAGTGGTGGTATGCATATATTCTTGTTTCTTAGAAACCCAGTGTCCGCAAAATTAGTGCGAGAGAAGCTACGAGAGGTTGCATCTGGTTTAGGATATTCTTCTGTAGAAGTATTTCCCAAACAATCAACGATACTGATAGAGAAAGGAGACCTAGGTAATTTCCTAAATCTTCCCTATTATAATTCAAAAAGTACAACTAGATATGCGTATAAAGATGATGGAACAGCGGCGACCTTGCCAGAGTTCTATCATTTATATGATAAATACATAACAAATGAAATAGACAAAGTTGCAATCCAGGTATCTGATGATGTCATAAAGGATGGCCCACCATGTTTACAACAACTTTGCACACAAGGTTTTCCTGAGGGCACACGCAACAATGGGTTGTTTAACATAGGAGTATATTTACGTAAGTTTGATCCAGACAATTGGAAAACATTATTAGAAGAACATAATCGTAATCACATGACACCACCTCTATCAGCATCTGAGGTAGTCACAGTACAAAAACAATTAGAGAAAAAAGAATATAACTATAGATGTAAAGAACCACCAATTAGTTCTTACTGCAACGCAAGAGTATGTAGAGGTAGAAAGTATGGTGTTGGTGGTAATGGTGCATCATTAGAGTTTAGTGCGCTAACAAAATTAGAAACAGATCCACCAGTTTGGTTTCTTGATGTTGGTGATAAGCGTATGGAATTACAAACAGACGAGCTGCAGATACAAACTAAGTTTCAAAAGAAATGTATGAATAGTTTGAATCATATGCCAGCTCTTGTAAAACAGTCAGTGTGGCAGGAAATTATTGAGAGATTAATGCAGAATCTTATCAAGATTCCTGTGTCTGATGATGGGTCATTGGCCGGTCAGTTTGAGGCTCACCTCCAGGAGTTTTGTACTGATCGTGCCCAAGCCCTAAACAGAGATGAATTATTACTACGTAAACCATGGACAGAAGATGGCACAACATGGTTTAGACTCAAAGACTTACAAGATTATCTTACACGTAACAAGTTTACATACTTTAATACAGGACAGCTTGTACAAGCGTTGAGACATTTAAAAGGTAAGAGTGATAAGTTTAATTTAAAAGGTAGAACTGTGCGTGTGTGGGGTGTGCCTGCATATCAACAACAAGATTCTGCGTTTGACATCAAGGAGGTAGATGGTGCGCCGTTCTAAATTACCAAAGTTAAAAAAAGGAATGCAGAGTGAGCAGATAGCAATACTGTATCTAATAGAAAAAGGATTTTTTGTTTTTAAAAACTTGTATGGCGTTGGTCCTGCAGATTTGATAGCAATAGATGAGAAAGGTAGAGTTGAGATATACGATGTAAAAAGTGAGAGTTATCGTAAAACTTGGAAACCTGGTACACGCATATGTAGAAAATTAACACAAGAACAAAGAAGACTGAAGATGAAGTTTATATTTGTAGAAAGAGATGGAACATGCAAAATAAGACAAAGATAATATTAGGACCACCAGGAACAGGTAAAACACACAACTTGTTAAATTTAGTTGAGCAAGAATTAGCAAAAGGCACTGCACCAGATCGCATAGCGTTTGTTGCATTTACCAAGAAAGCGGCAACCGAGGCTCGTGACCGGGCAATAAAGAAGTTTAAATTAGAAGAACAACATCTTCCATATTTTAGAACATTACATTCATTTGCATTTCATCAATTAGGACTAACAAAGTCAGAGGTTATGTCACGTGACAACTACAAAGAGTTTGCGAAAACATTTGGTATGGATTTAGGTTCTGTTACTGATGGTGCAGAAGCTGGTGGTGTAGTAACTACAGATAACATACTAATTAACGAAATAAATTTAGCACGTATGAAGTGTATGGATCTAGAACATCATTATAACACTTCTAATTTACAAGACATGTCCTGGCATTCTTTGCTTCGTGCACAAAGATCATTAGAAGAATTTAAGAAAAAGAAAGAGGTATTTGATTTTACAGACATGATAGAATTGTATTTGGATTCTGGTCCTGTACCAAAATTAGAAGTTGTGTTTGTGGATGAAGCGCAAGATCTATGTAAATTGCAGTGGCGAATGATAAACAAACTGACAGAAAATGCAAGACAAGTATATGTCAGTGGTGATGATGATCAAGCAATATACAACTGGGCTGGTGCAGATGTAAGATATTTTATAAAATTACCAGGTGAGGTAGAAACACTGAAACAGTCTTTTAGGTGTTCTAAAGTTATACAAAATTTGTCAGGTAGAATAATCAACAGAGTAAAATTTAGAAGAGCAAAACAGTGGAAAGGCACAGATAGAAATGGATTTGTACAGTACCATAATTATCCTGAAGGTGTTAACTTAAGAGAACCAGGTAGTTGGTTAGTCATGGCTAGAACAAACTATATGCTTGACGAAATAGAACGTGACATACGATTACAAGGTATGCTGTACAAAAGAAACAACAAGTTACCTATATCAGCAAAACTATTGAACGCTGTTGAGGCATGGAAAAAACTACACAATGGTGACATAGTTCCAATAGCAGACATCAAGGATATTTATTCATACATGTCAAGTCAAATAGGAATAGAGAGAGGACATAAAAATTTAAAAATGGCAGACAAAGAACAATATGAGTTAGAAGAATTAGTTATGCATCATGGATTATTGATGGGTGGTAGACCATGGGATGTTGCATTTGATAAAGTTGGTAACAGAGATAAAGAATACTTGAGAGCGATAGAGATAAGAGGAGCAATGTCAAAAGATCCTAAAATAAATCTTAGCACTATACATGGTGCAAAAGGTGGAGAAGCAGACAATGTTATGTTGCTTACAGATCTATCAAGAAAATCACAAGAAGCGATGGAAAGAGATTCGGATGACGAATGCCGTGTGTTTTATGTAGGAGCAACACGTGCTAGAGAACAACTACATATAATACAACCACAAAGAGAAGGAGGATTCATAATATGAGTTTTACTACTGGACTAGCTCCTGTAAAAAGGAACGTAACAAAAGAAGATGTATTGCAAAAAGCTAAAGATCTCATAACAGGTGATAGAAACGACACACATGGTGATGCGTTTAATAATCATGCAGAGATTGCAGAGTTTTGGAATATATTTTTAGATAAAAAACTACAAGCGATGGCTAACATCACAGCTGATGATGTAGCTTTGATGATGATATTGATGAAAATATCTAGACATAATCAAGGAAAGAAAGTTAATATCGATAACTTTGTTGACATGGCGGGTTATGCAGCAATAGCAGGAGAAATTAATGACGCAGGACTTATTTAAAACTGTAACATCGCATTGGGTAGAACCTACGCAGTTCCCTCGTATAGAGGGACGCGTAGCGATTGATTTAGAAACATGTGATCCAGATTTAATAAAACACGGACCAGGTTGGCCAACTAAGAAAGGTAAGGTGATAGGTATAGCTATAGCCACAGCGTCCTTCAAAGCTTATTATCCTATTGCACATGAAGGTGGTGGTAACATGAATGAAGAAAAAGTTATCAAGTATATAAAATCTATCTGTGATGATGAAACAATAGAAAAAGTATTTCATAACGCGCAATACGACATTGGTTGGCTGTGGACATTAGGAATAGATGTTAAAGGTAAAGTGCACGATACCATGGTAGCAGCTGCATTGATAGATGAGAATAGATATTCTTACACATTAAATAGTATTGTGCATGAATATTTAGGCGAGTTTAAGAACGAGTCAAAATTAAAAGAAGCAGCAGATGCATTTGGTGTAGATGCAAAATCAGAAATGTATAAATTACCTGCCATGTTTGTAGGTGAATATGCAGAAGCTGATGCAGACCTTACATACAAACTACATGAGAAACTATCTTGGGAGATAGTTAAAGACAATCTTACAACAGTTTATGATGTAGAGTGTAGACTAATCAAAGTTATATTTCACATGACTCGTCGTGGTGTCAGATTTGACACAGTGAAATGTGAAAAACTAAACGAAAGATTTAAAAACAAAGAAAAGAAGTTGATGAAACGTATTAAAGATTTAACCAATCTTGACATAGAGATATGGGCCGCAGCTTCCATAGCAAAAGCGTTTGATGCTTTGAATTTACCATATGAAAGAACGGTGAAAACAGATGCACCTTCATTTACGAAGATGTTTCTTACAGATCATCCACATGAATTACCAAGACTAATTATGCAAGCACGTGAGCTAAATAAATTACGTGGTACATTTTTACATGGATTGATGAACTATACACAGGAGGGTAGAATACATGCACATATTAATCAAATTAGGTCTGACACTGGGGGTACTGTGTCTGGTCGTTTTTCTTATAATCACCCTAATTTACAGCAGGTACCCAGTCGTGGTCAGTTTGCGAAAGACGTTAGGAAGTTATTCATTCCTGAGATGGGTCAATATTGGCTCAAGGCAGATTACTCGCAACAAGAACCAAGACTCTTGACGCATTGGGCGTGTCTCGTGGACCAACCAGGTGCACATGATGTAAAAGAAGCATATCAAAAGAAAGATTTAGACTTTCACCAACAAACAGCAGACATGGCAGGAGTGGACAGAAGATTAGCAAAAACAATTGGTCTGGGTGTTATGTATGGTATGGGATATAACAAACTGGCTCGTGAGCTAGATTTAGAGCCATTAGAAGCAAAAGAAATGCTTACAGATTTCCGTAAACGTGTTCCATTTATGCAAGGTATGTTAGAAGCTGTTATGAATCGTGCAAATTCTAAGGGTGTAATTAGAACTTTACTTGGTCGTAAATGTAGATTTGATTTGTGGGAACCTACATCTTGGGGTGTACATAAACCATTACCGTTGAATCAAGCAAAGGTAGAATATGGCGATGCTATTAAAAGATATGGCACTTACAAGGCGTTAAATAGACTAATTCAAGGATCAGCTGCAGATCAGACTAAAAAAGCTATGGTTGATGTTTATGAAAATTTAGGTATAATACCTCTCATTCAAGTTCATGATGAATTAGATTGTTCTGTGCAAGACGAGAGACAAGCGAAACAAATAAAAGATATTATGGAAACATGTGTAGAATTAGAGGTGCCTTCAAAAGTGGATGTAGATCTTGGAGAAAGTTGGGGTGACCATGGTTGATAAAAAACTAGGATACAGAGAACAAGGCAAAGCAAGAGCTGGTAATGTAAAAAATAATTTTGCTATAAATCCAGAGCAGATGGAGTACGAAAGAAGAAAAGTGCTCGAACAAATGTCCAACAAAGTTGACCAAAAAAAATTAAATAATATGGCTGCAGTTTCAGCTACAACAGAACCTAAATACTTTAAAACAATTAACTTACTTAAAAATGGTAATCGAGCAGAATACGATAGCACAGAGGGTAAAGGTGAACAACGTGAACCCACTATTCGTATATTGTCATTAGGAGCTGGTGTGCAATCATCATGCTTGGCATTGATGGCACAAGAAGGATTAACAAAACATAAACCAGATTATATGATATTTGCAGACACAGGGTGGGAACCTAAGTTTGTATATGAACATGTAGAATATTTAAAAAAGGCCATAACGATTTGTCCGCTGATCACTGTGCAGAGAGGAAACATCAGAGAAGACCTCATCAAAGCAGCGAACCCAGAACCAGGGTCTAGAGAAGAGGAAAAATCATTTGCTGGACGTGTGCCAAACCCTCCGCTGTTTGCTGCACGAAAAGGTGGACGTGTAGGAATGCTTTATCGTCAGTGTACACATGATTATAAAGTTATTCCTATACAAAAAAAGATTAGAGAATTATTAGGAGTAAAACCAAAACATCGAGTGCCTAAAGATGTGATTGTGGAACAATGGATAGGTATATCTACAGACGAAGCTATGCGTATGAAAAAAGCTAGATTGCCATGGTTAGAATCACGTTGGCCTTTAATTGAAATGCGTATGTCACGTATGGATTGTCTTAATTGGTACAGAGATATAAAGAAACATCCTATGCCTGGTAAATCATCTTGTATTGGTTGTCCTTATCATCACAATGATCAATGGCGTAATATGCAAAAAAATTATCCAGAAGACTTTGCTGATGCCGTAGAAGTAGACGATAAAATTAGAAATGGATTAAAAAATTCTGAAGCTAAATTGTACCTACATAAATCAGCAAAACCATTAGGAGATATAGATTTCTTAGAACCAAAGAAACAGCCAAGTTTGTTTGGCGAAACATTTGATGAAGAGTTTGCAGATGAATGTGAAGGTCTTTGTGGAGTATGATCCTGAAGCATCACGTCCTGGACCTGAGTTTAAATGTTCAGTATGTGGTGATTGGTTTACAGAATTATTGTATTGGATAGATAAAAGGTTTTATCCAAAACAAAAGTATCAAATAACATTTTTGTGTAGTGCAAAATGTTCAACACATGGAGAAAAGAATGAGAGATAAAATTATAAATAGAAGAAAAGAATTAGAGAAGCAAGCTAAAGATCTTGTTGATAATATTAATAAAGGACGAGAGGCAATTAGAAACATGGAGTCAAGTATTGCACAAATTCAAGGCGCAATACAACAATGTGATTGGACAATGAGTCAGTTGGAGCCTGATGGGAGTAAAAAAAATGACTGATGACTTTTATGATCATATGAAAAAGGAACAAGATATACTAGATGACAGTTATCGTGAGTCATTACGTCAAAAACACGAAAGAATGGCCGTTTGGGACCCTGGTGAAAAAACCACGGTTTTCAGCCAAATAAAAAAGCTCATAATTGCCCGGTATCGGGCTTTAAGGAAGTGGGCTGTGTGTTTGTACCCGGGTAAAAGATGAAAAAATACGATTGGACAGCTGAGAAGCTACAAATGGCAAAAGAACTACTAGAGACACACACTGCAAGGTCAGTTGGTGAAGTTATGGGTGTAAGTAGAAACGCTGTGCTGGGTGCACTATATAGAGAGAAGGTGAAAAATGGATATGAACCTCCTGCAGATTCACCTTACGCTAGAATTAGAAAATATAGAAAGGGATTTGGATAATGACCCAATTATTTGTCTTGGTCATTAGTCTATGGGGTTTTGATGGTAACGAGTGGGTTTACGTTGGCAATCAAATTGTATTAAATGAACCTATGATAAAGGAGGAGTGTATGGAGATAAGAGAGGATTGGTCGTGGCACGAACAAAATGAGTTTTATCGTTTTTCTATAGAATGTCATGAAGCATGATAAATGTGGCACACCTGATTGTTGTCAGGAATGTGGACCAATACAAACTAAGCTAAATAGGTTTGTGCAGATACTTGGTAATATAGAAGATGATCAAGATAAGTACGTATGGATTATGGACTTTGGTAAAAATTCTGTACCGATGAAAAATGATTACAAGGTAGATGAATTTGAGGTCAAAGGTTGTCAAACACAAACTTGGTTAGTACCACATTTTGTTGATGATAAAATGTATTTTAGTGCAGATTCAAATGCACTTATATCTAAAGGCATGGTGTGTATAATAGCAGACGTGTACAGTGGCTCGAGCGCCCAGGACATCAATGATTTTGATCAAAGTAATTTTAACGAATTAAAGTTGGATACTTTACTTACACCAGGTAGAAGCAATGGTGTATATAGTATGTTAAAGCAAGTAATAGATTACGCTAATTAGATGCGCCTAAAGGATTTTCCAAAGCACGTTTTATTCTTTTATCTATCTTTTCTTCTAGCTCAGTCATGGCTGATTGAATCTTATCCGACAATAATCTCATGTCTTCCTGAATGCCCCTCGTGGTATCTCTTAACTCCGAGCTGGTTTGTCTCGAATCTTCCTTAACCATTTGTTCTACGTCATTAACTATTTTTTCAACACGTCTTACGTCTTGTCGTAGGTCGTTTTTCAATTCATTAGCAACATCACTCACTAAACGAATTTCTGACATAATCATTTCCATTTCTTGTATAATCATATTTACTTCTGTTTGTATAAGATCAGTTTTGCTTTCCATTTCTTTTTTTGTTAGTGCTATTTCTTTGTCAAATCCACTAAGATCTGGAGCAACATATTCTTGTATTTGTTCTTTCATGTTAAGATAATCTTTGTAAAATTCAAAACCACCCCACAATCCACCACCAGCTGTGGTAAGTGCAGTTAGCACTAGGAATATCTTCCCGCCACGAAACTTAATCCCCGCTACCTCTAGTTCTGCCACTGGCTCTCCTCTATTTGATTCATCAGGCCTTCACTTCCTACAAACAAAAAGTAACCTGCCATATTATTATCTTCTATCTTTGTATCAGGTATTATCATGTCTGTAAAGAATCCAACCCTATCTTCTAGCTGTTGTTGTGTCTCAAAAAATGTTTTTGTATCACCTAACACTTGCATAACTATAAGTGTTTTAGTTTGATTAGCAGAATCGTATCTACCTTTATCACCCATTTTCTTTACTATTTTCTTTGCAGCTTTTTCTTTCTGTTCTTGTTTTTTTACAGGTTTCTGATCGTCTTTACTCTTATCGGCTTCACCCTTATCTTTTGGTTTTTCCATATCTTCTGGTTGCTCTTCATCTGCTTCAGCCTCTGAAACGCTCTCTTCCGCCTCTGGCTCGTCTGCCACATCTTCAGCAGGTTCTTCACTAGCTTCTTTAGTAGGTTCATCTTTTACCTCCTCTACTTCTGGTTGTGATTCAGGCTCCTCCATCTCTGGTTCTGGCATAGGTTCTTCTTGAACCTCTTCCATTTCAGGTTGTGGTGCCTCCATTTCTGGTTCTGGTAAATCCATGTCAGGTTCAGGCATGTCCATTTCTGGCATTTCTAACTCCATCTCCATTTCCATCTCCATTTCAAATTCTATTGCTACTACTTCTATTTCTTCCATCTCCATTGCTGGCATGTCAGGCATATCCATCTCAAAATCCATCTCAAAACTAGGTATTTCCATCTCCATTTCTACAGTTTCGTAAGATACATCCATGTCTGGTTCATCAAATTCTGGTTCAAAATACATATCATCGTTTGGTCCATCTATAACAATGTCATTATGCTCAAAAATATTCTCAACAATATCAATAACTTCTGTTTCTGTGCTACCACCCATAGCTACCCACATTTCTACTGTAGTTATGGTTTGATTTACTATTGTTTCTACTACGTTGTATAATACATTGATTGTAACATCATCAAAAAGCGGGCCAATTGCAAGGTTGATATCACGTCCCGAAATTTCTATTGTTAATTTTGTAATTGTTCCTGCAAAATCAAAACCGCCTGCGTACTCTTGAAAACCACTAGCTACACCTGATTCTGATAATATGTCTGTTCCAGCAAATATATTTGTATTACCGTTTTTTCCTGTGATGTGCATGACAATACGATCTTGTGAATCTCTTTTATCAACTTTTATTGTGTAATTTGTTCTGCCACCATTTTCTATGTCAAGTGATGATATGTCGACAGTTTGAATAAATGTTGTGCCCATACCTGATACACCCATTGTAGATGTTGAATTACCTGATCCAGTGATTTGAGCGCATTTATCTGAACCTAATTCGCCACAAGTATTACCAGTAGGCATAGAAGCAGGGCCTTGCCCACCCCAATCCTGGTCCATGTCCCCTTCATATCTAGGTTGTACAAAACCATTGTCACCATCAAGTATATCACCTGAGTCTTCTGTAGTTACAGTTGTCGTGGTTGTTGTAGTTGTGGTTTCTGTTATTACTGTGTAACCATCAGCGCCATGTTCTGTGGTTTCTACTATGTCTTCTACTATCGTTTCTTCTACACCTGGCGTGCATACTCCTGTTGCAGTAACAGGGCATTCAGCTTTAAGGGAAGAAGGCGACGATACCAGAATGCATAGCCATGCCAAATAAAACAAATTTTGCAAACTTTTGCCCATCAGTTAATCCAGATTTTTTGTTTTTTTCTAATTTAACCATTTCTACTTTCTTAAATACTTCTGATCCATCAGGTATCATATCAGGGTTTTCTTCCCACTTTTGTCTTGCTTCATCACCAATAGAACCCATGTACGGGCAAACTGTGCCTGCCATATACATTGCGTCCCAGACACGTGGGTCAGCACACAGTGTAGACACTGCAGCAACTTTCATACCCATTGAATACAAAGAACGTGATAATTTTATACGTTCACAATTTTCATCTGTTACTGTAATCGCAGACGCAATTCCAAGAATCTGGGTTTGAACCCCAGCCGACGTTCCAGTCTTACAAACATCAGAATTATTTACAACGACACTAGGTGCGTTGGCAGTTGGTGGTGCTTTGTCTGTTACCACCGTTGATGACACAGTTGTGTTTGTGTCAGCTGCCGCGAGATTAGTTGACAAAAAAACAACAATCAAAGTGATTACAGCTAGATTTAAAAATGTTTTCATAAACTATTTAATCCTTGTATAGGAAAAGCTTCAAAGGGTAAACAATATCCCATTGTTACCATATTATTCTTATATTCCAATGGTTTAGACTCATAAATATTTAAGTAATCTGCCAATGCTGTCATACAACTATCTTCTGATGCATACAAAAAAGATTGTGTTTTGACAGAAGGTAGACCAGGATTAGATATCATTAAAAATAATAACCAAACTTTTATCATTGCGCCACACTATATATGCAAAGAAAACTAATTGCTATAGAAATCCATATACCATAATATAGCCACCTCATTTTTGTTCTTTTAATCCGTAAAAATAATTTGTATCATCGCCAGCTGTCCATTTAGTTTTATTTTCTACAGAATAATACTCTGTTGACACTTTAAAGTCTGGTTGTTTTGTTTCAGATGGTGTGAGTGATTTATCATAATATATAATTCTATTGTTTGGTTGAGCAGCGTAATGTCCGTTGTCTAATTCTAAAATGTTAAACGACTTGTGCTCCTCTGGAACCTCTGAGTAAGATGTGTTCAAAGTATTGTGGTCCGAATGGCAGTTGTCAATCGTAAACAAGTATTCACCATAGTACCATTTCTTTGACGGCGCAAGGTATTTACATCTAACACCTGCTATTGATTGTTTTTCTACAATTGTAAGATGATAACTAAATGCATCCCACAGTTCTAATTCTTCTAATGGAAGATCATCTTTAATATCAGGAGAACTAACAAAAGCACTGATAGGGAGCTTATCATAAAGAGCACCATATTCCGGCAAATACGTTTCAAAGTAGAGCGCTCTGCCTTGGATTGACTTAGCAGTAATCCAAACACCTTCTACAAATTCTCCATGGCCTTTTTCATGATCATATAAATATTGTTTTTTAACAAAGACTTTTACTGGAGGCAGGTTTGCTACCAGGAATGCCATTATGGTTTTCTTTGTTGTTTCTTGTATTCTGCTGTCAAGTATTTATTGACTTTAGATTTACTGTAAGGTTGTTTCATAAAATCTTTTTTAGTACTTGTTTTTTTAGGTTCAAAAAATCTTGAAAAAACTGCAGCTCTTTTTGATGCTTCGCTTACACTATTTAATGTTTCTTTTAATTCTCTTTGTATTCTTTTACTTTTTTGTATTTTTTTACTTTTTTTAGATGCTTTTTTAAATGTATCTAGTCTTGTTTTTGGCTTAACACCTTTTTTACCAAGCATGCCAAATCCACGTAGTGCTGCTCCAAATATACCCATTACCTATCTCTCCCTTTTCTTTTTTAATTTAGCAAGTTTTTTCTTAGCTCTTTTTTTGTTTTCTAACATACGTTTTGTGAATGTTTTTCTAGGTAATCCTAGTGCCTGCCTACGATTTGCTCTTTGAAAATCGTCAAAAGCTTTACCAAATCCTCTTAACGCTATTCCTATGCCCTTAATCATTACTTACCCCGCATGTATGTTTTGTTGGGGTGGTAGTATAACCATTTTAAAAATTTATTCCAGTACTTTAGTATCATAATATAAACGGGACCTCCTGCAACGAATGTGCGGGAGGTCCACCGAGATGAAATGAAGTTGAGAACATTATGTGTACATTATGTGCGACAATTTAGCAAGAAAAAACTTTATATTGTCCTTGTTTTGTTCTGTTAGCTGTGCTATATGATATTTAAATGTTGGTGTTGCAACACTGACTGAGTATGGCTGAACAACCGTAACAAGGTGGTAAGGCACATTTTAGGGGAAGGACGGACGAGTGTCTGAGATAACCTAGGGTGGTACTGAAGTACTAGTTAACTTATTAAGGTTGATTTGTCGGGAAAAGGTTGGGGGTAGTCAAAGAATCCCCCTACTCACAATAAAAGGAGAACTAGAAATGATAACAAAAGAAAAATTTACTGATTGGCTTAGTAAATCAAAACGCAATGATAGGATTACGTATTACCGTGGTTTCTTGTTTGCACCACATTTACAAAAGCTATCACCAATGGACGAAAAGCGTCCTGCTAAAATTAGAGCACATGCTTGGTATTTGCATATGTCTGGGCTCATTGAGCTTGTACAAAAGAAACATGCAGATTTTGATTACGAGTACATAGCGATAAGACGATGATAGATATTATATTGTTTTTATTGATACCTCTAAAAATAGTTTTGGCATTTTACGTGACATACCATATTTACATGTGGGCCCTTGGACTATGATGGAGTTCATACATAACAGCTGGCATGGCGTAATGAATCACAAGCGTAATCCGTTGCGCCATATACCAGATCAAAACGTGCGTCATCTTGTATTACAGCTTCTTGCTTGGATGTGGTGTATAGCATTTTCGTTATACTTCTCATCCTGGTATTTGTTTGGGATTACAGTGGTATCACATTTTGTGTTTATTATTGCGATATTTATTACAGTAATGACATTTAATATGATAACACCAAAACCTCAAGTAGAAGAGTATGAAGAAGATGACATGGACCCAATAACGGAGGATGATCGTGACTATTATTAAAGAAGTAAAAGTTAGTGATGAATTAAAACGCGCACGTGATGCGTTTTATGATGCAATATTTGAGGGTGATGATATTGCCATGGTACAAGCCAACGATGCGGTTGGTTACTATGAATCATTTGATGGTGAATATTGCCCCGAATACCCAGGTTTTTAAGGAGAAATATAATGAAACTATTAGAAGCTGCAATGCAGATTGATAAAATAATACGCCAAGCAATAGACGAAGGCGCCGGTTTTTACGATACATTAAGTAAAGTAAAAGCTGTGAAAGTGCACAACATAGAATTTAGTAATCAAATGTTATTAGAGATCATGTTGGATTATGTAAAAAACTACACAGATTTCGTTAAAAACGAAGATGATATACAGGAGATGTTTGATGAAGCAGAAGCAAGTTGGAATAAAAAATATAATTAAATCATGGTTTACAAAGAAACCCAAATCAGAATTAGCTTTAGTATGGATGCACATACATCACGACGAAGACTACGGTATCATAGGCCATTGTGCATTTGATCGTAACAAAGCTGTAAAAGGTCAAGATAATTTTAGGAGAGCGTATGAAAGATAAGACACCGGAAGAAATAGCACACGCAAAAAAGCGTGATGCACTAATAAAAGAAAGGCCGCGTGAATGGGAGCACATACAAAAGGAACGACAAAAAATACGTGATGAAAAAACAAAACAAACTTTAGAGAATACTCCTGATTATACAGATCCAACTGTAACGTTTACACAGCCTACAGAGGGCACAGAAGTTGGCGGTATGAAAGCTTTTCATGTAGAAAAAGGTGAAGAGCGTAACACGTATCAGATCGTTACCAAGCGTGAGATTACATTTAGCTACATGATTCGCGCAAAGAACGAAGAAGACGCAATGATAAGAACATTGTCTTTTGTTAGTAAAGATGGTAGTGGTCAACGCGAAGATGTAAAAAGACCCATGTATCATGGTAAACCTATGATACGTGAATGGATAGAAAAGATAATTAAGATATCCTAATGGACATCAACAGCATACCAAGAGTCACGATCACGTGGATGGATGCACGTGATATGGAAACAGGGTGGCTTGATATAAAAGACATTGTGTCAGCGCCGCTTGCAAAATGCCAAGAAACTGGTTGGATGGTCGTGAATAATGATGAAAAGATAGTGATTATGAGATCGTGGTGCTTGGACCGGGATGATAACCATGGTGGTGGCGCTATTGCCATACCAAAAGGATGGGTAACAAAGATAGAATATTTACAAGGAGCACATGCAGACGTACGAAATTAATTTATGGTTAGATAAAAAAGTAATAGAAAAGATAATAAAACAATTTGATAGTGATGATAAGGTATTGGAATATATAGAGAATAACTTTGATACTACACCAGATCCTGGTTTTCCATCATTAGATCCAACGCGTGGATACGTAAGACCAAAAGCTTCAAAGTATACAATTACATGGGCTAGAGTGCATACATACGAACGTAAAAAAGGACCAAAAAGAATACAACTTACAGAAGAAGAACAAGAGATACAGAAAACGTTGGAGGCATCGATTACAAAAGAAGCTATTGATGAGTGGGGCGAAGCCGAAATGTTAAACACAGTGAGAAAAGATTATTGGAGCAACCCAGATGCAAAAGGCCTTGAAGAGAAACGATAGAGACGGTTTGACACCTAAACAAATGAAGGTGTACAAAATGATAAAAACTTTTATCAAAGCAAATGGTTACTCACCATCATATGAAGAACTGAAACAGTTGATTGGATCTAAATCCAAGTCACATGTTCATGGTTTGGTCCATCAACTAATACGTAGAGGATGGATAGGAAAAGGAAATGGCCGAAATCGGTCAATTTATATTTTGTAATGTGTCATGTATAGTGATATATTTGCTGTGTTTATATTATTTTTTTCTTACCGGGATCAAAAGAGGTGCCACAGTGACACAATTGACGATTATGATATATAAATCAATGACTTATGTTGTGGCACTAGTGTGTCACTACTCTAGACAACGCAAGGCACTTTTTTGTTTTTTGGAAAATAAAATGAGTAAAAACTCAACTATACTGCGGAGTTTAGCATGGTAGATAAAAGAATTAACGGTGCCACAAGTGGTGCCACAAATATGGCAAAAAAGTATCCAATCAGAAGTGATGGATTGACAGATAAACAACGTATTTTTGTGCAAATATACACAGAGAACGAAGGGCGATTGACACCAACAGAATGCGCAAGACAAGCTGGGTATGCAGAAGACAGAGCAAATACAACTGCATCAGAATTATTAAATGGAAAAAGGTTTCCAAAAGTAGTAGAAGCTGTCCTTGCACGTAGAGCAGAAATACAAAAGACACATGAGGTTAAATTAGATAAACATGTACAAGAGTTGGCAAGACTACGTGAAAAAGCTCTTAACGAAAAGTCTTATTCTGCTGCCGTTAATGCTGAGCGGTTGCGTGGGCAAGCTTCAGGATTGTACATCGATAGAAAAGAGATCAGAACTGGTAGTATTGACTCTATGTCTAGAGAGGAAGTTTTAAAGGCTTTAGGTGATATAGGATTAGGAGGTAAATTTGAAAAGAACGGAGCGAGAACAAAGCTATCGATCGAAGAAAAATCCAATGGCGAAGGACCTAAGGACATCACCGAAGTATCGACAGAGGATAGTCAAGAACAGTAAAAAATATGACCGTAAAAACGGAAACAAACTTTTGGAAGAGTTTAAAGAAATATTTAGACGGTGGTGATTACGTCACATCACGATTAGAAAGCTACGTTACACCAGGATTCCCAGATTGTTTAGTTTATCACAAACATACAGGATTCTTTACACTTGAATTAAAAGTCGCAAATAGTAGTAACAAAGTGGTACTATCTCCGTTTCAAATTGCATGGAATATGCGTCATGCTACAGCTGGTGCACAGTCATATATCTTGGTCAGCTTGCCTCTCGCAGAGGGGGTCAAATTGTTTCACGGATGCAAAACCAAGGAGCTCGGCGAAAAGAACGTGTTCCAAGTGCCCGGCCTGTACGAAGGACGGCTCACGGATCTCGATTTTTGTCAAGTAGTTTCAAACTCCCAAACTCCCTAATATAAAAAATCTGTTAATAACCTGTGGATAACTCGCCAGGAGTCCGGGCGCCCGGCGCCTGGTGCGCAGCTTCAGTAATCCAAACTCCGAAACTCCTCTCACAAACTCCCAAACTCCCGTAATGAAACTAATCCCAACTGGCCGGGATCCCAGCAGCCAGGTGTTTTCGCACCGGGCGCGCCCGCCACTTCCCGGGAATCCTTTGGAGTAAAAACCGCAGAAAACTCCCAAATTTTTTTGCATCTCAGTCTTGACAGATCCTGAAGTGAAGGTATATATACCAGGCCGGGATGTCTTCTAACATCTCGAAGAACTAGAAAGGGCGGAAATGCTTGATTTTTTACTGGGGATACTTATCCCTCTGAAGCTCCTGCTGCTGGTGTGGTTTGCCTGGCAGCTGCTGCACTGGCTGCTCTGAGCTGCAGCTGGGCCCGCAGCTCCCCAATCAAACTCCGAAACTCCCTGTATTAATAATAAGTTAATAAGTTCCGTGTGGTTTGATCGGCCGGGAGTCCGGGCGCGCCCGGCGTGGAACCAAAGTGGAAGATTTAACATTTCGCACTTGTCATCACATTGGATTCGTGATATAGATGTCATTAGAAAGAGAAAGGATTACTATGATTCGTTGGAACAAATGGACAAAAGATTATACATATACTTACCTGTGGCATGATGGAGTTTGGAAACTTATCCACAGAAAAAGAAATAAACCGATTGCGTCATGGTTTGGAAAGATGTATAGTATGTTTAGTTAGATTCCGAATCCGATTAGAAGTATTGCAATCGTCTAACTAATTGACCCAAGATAAACGGAGTTATTCGGCTCTTGGGTCAAACTCCAAACTCCCAAACTCCCCGAAACTCTTATTCATATAATAAACACGTCTGCCCATTCGCCCGGGCGCCCGCTGCCCATTCAGAGATGGCAACTCATTAGTTTCCCGGGCATAAAAAAAGGGCGATATTTCTATCGCCCTTTTTCAACCATGCGTTGTTAGTAGGTATATATTACATGGTTAAACCCATACGTTTTAAGACATATCCAACCTCGCTTTGTAAATGGTGTATTAAGTCCACTCTATTGTCTTTGTCTTGAGCTACCCACTCAATAACTGCATTACATAGAACGCCACTTATTAACTTCCAATCCATGCTATCTTTTTGAGGCACTTTACTTATTAACTCTTCTACATTACCTAAAGTAGCTTGGTCTTTGGAATACTCTAACACCTCTTGAATAAGGGGTGTTATATCAACATTATTGATAGTTTTTGTTTTCACGATTTCGTTAGGCATGGATTTCCCATTCCCCAACTTCATGACCATTGACCTCAAACACAGTTTCAGGATTTACATTTGCCCAACGTCTGTGTTCTTGGTCAATACCATTACCTATTCTATAAACTAGAACATAGTTCTCATGTTCTTTAACATTACTAGGAACAGGATTGTTAGTGTGTCGCCAAGCATTTTGACCAAGAATACCTCTCTTGATTACTGACACTTGACCTTTGTTGTTAAACCATTTGCAAGAGAAAAACTTGTTTTGTCCTACCATGGTTTTAAATTCAGATTTTGTCATATATCCTACTTTCTATTTAGATTACACAGTATCACACACCTAGTTATATTATATAGCTAATTGCAATTAGTTGTGGATATCCTGTGGATAAGTCGCCCGGGCATTATGTCGCATGCGACAAATTGTCGCACCCGGCGCCCGGGAACTCTTGTCGCGGCTCACTACGTTCGCCGCCCGGTAACTACGGCGACGGGCCTATCCCCCCCTTTGCAGTATAACATCCATATAGTATGTGCGTTGCACTGTTTGAGAGTGACAATCATGTACAAAAACGTTATAATTGGAGTCCCTAAAAAATTTTTACAAAATGGAAAACGTTTTAGATTTAGAATCGTTAGATACAAATAGTCTTAAGTTACTTCTCAAAGACGCCATGGATAAGAAGCGTGAGATAGCTCAAGGTGATTTTTTAAAATTTGTCAAAGAGGTTTGGCCTGATTTCATAGAAGGCAAGCATCATAAAATTTATGCAGAAAAATTAAATCGTATTGCAAACGGTGAGCTCAAGCGTTTAATTGTTAATATGCCACCAAGACATACAAAGTCAGAGTTTGCATCTAATTTATTTCCAGCGTTTTACATGGGCCGTCATCCAAAGGCCAAGTTAATACAAACCACTCACACAGGTGAGCTAGCAATACGTTTTGGACGTAAAGCCAAAAACATGATAGAGTCATCAGAATATGAAAAAGTATTTCCAGAAGTTGCACTTGCAGCTGACTCCAAGGCTGCTGGACGTTGGGAGTCAAATCATGGGGGTGAGTATTTTGCTGCTGGTGTTGGTGGGGCTATTACTGG